GACCGGTGTTAGCGGGTCTGCCGTTCAGGGGGGCACTTTAACAGTTGCTGGAAATATTGTGACAGTTGAGGCAGCGGCTGCCCTAAACCAAGACTTGACGACGGACGCATCTCCCACATTTACCGGCGCTACTATTTCAGGTCTTACTGCCACGCGTCTTGTGTCAAGCGATGGCTCCAGCGCCCTAGGCTCAACGAGCTTGAATTCGTGGGTTGCAGGCACAGCTAACCGGGTGTCAGTAGCAGATGACGGCGACGGCACAATAACACTGAGCACTCCTCAAAATACTGATACAAGTGCGGAAGTTGAATTTGCTGCTGTTTCGGGGTCTAGTGGAATAAGCGGCTCCGCAATACAAGGTGGCTCTCTGACTGTGGCCGGTAATGCTCTTACAGTAGAAGCTGCATCCGCCGTCAATCAAGATCTAACATCTGACGCATCACCAACCTTTACGGGCGCCACCGTATCGGGGCTGACAGCAACACGCTTAGTATCATCTGATGGATCTTCCGCACTAGCTTCGACCAATTTAAGCACCTGGGTTGCCGGCACATCTAATCAAGTCTCAGTTGCCAATGACGGAGATGGTACCATAACCCTGAGTACGCCCCAGAATTTGGATACGGGCGCCCTCGTCCAATTTGCACAACTAACCGCATCAGCTGCGATAATTGCCGGAGCATCCCATCTTTCAGGAGGAGTAATACATAAGCGCAAAGCTGTAACGGGCGACTATAGTGTGGCCTTAACTGATTATTATTTAGGGGTAGATACAACTTCGGGTGCCGTAACATTAACGATTCCCCTAAGTTCCACCGCAACTGAAGGACAAACTTTTGTCATTAAAGATGAGGGGGGCGGTGCCACTGATAATGCTATTATTCTTGCTCGGTCGGGAGAGGATACAATTGATGGGGCTACCAGCGCCACTATCGAATCACCATATGGGGCCCTGAGTCTCTATACGAACGGATCGAAATGGTTTATTTATTAGTGCCGATTCTGTTATAACGGACTACTTGGTATAAGAAACGATTGTGGGTATGTTATTAATTTCTACTCCTTCGACGAGTTCCGCGAACCAACTTGTTGCTTTTTCACCCGTTTTGCTATTAATCTATAGGAGGATTTTAAAATGGCATATAAATTTCAATTAGGCGATGCAACGCTTAGTGGCTCTGTAACAATTGATGAGTCACTTACGGTCACAGAAAATGTGACACTTTCGGGCTTACTGTCTTCGTCAGCTAAGGTTTCGGGTTCCCAGTTTTTCGGCGATGGGTCGAACTTGACTGGTATTAGTGCTGCAGCTTCACCGGGAGGCTCAGATACATTCGTTCAATTTAATCAGAATAGTGTTATGGCCGGCAATTCTGGTTTGGCTTATGATGGCTCAGGATCACTTTCTGGTTCCAGCAAGGGCCAGTTTGCTTCACTCTGGATAGATTCGGCGCAGATCACAGCCACAGCCGCAGAGCTTAACAAGATTGACGGCTACACAGGAACTACCGCCGAGTTGAACTACCTTGACAACACCCCCGGGACGGGAGAAGCTTCGAAGGCACTCGTTCCTGATGGAAGTGCTGACTTGAATGTTAGTGCGATTACATTTACCAATCTCGGTACTGTCACAACTGTTGATGTGAATGGCGGCACGTTTGACGGCGTTAGTATCGGAAAGAGCGTGGCCGCAATCGAGATGACTGGCGGCACTTTGAATATTACTGGAGATACCACTCTGGGCACGAACGGCCAGAGCGGCATCGCTTTTAAAGGCATGCCGGATTTCCAGAGCGGCGCTACCTTTAATATATCGTCTAGTGCCCAGGTCACAGATGATATTTCACAAGGTAGTTTTTATGTTATCTGCAGCGGTGCCACAGCTCAAACTATGACGTTACCTACTGTCTCCCAGGTCGACGACGGTACTTTATATCATATTAAGCGCCCCGCCGGCATGGAGAATAATGTTACTATAGCCGCTCAAGGGGGCAGTAGTGAAACCATCGATGAAAGCTCCTCTATAGTTTTAGAGAGTGAATTAGCTGCTGTTAGTCTGCTGTGGGATTCCACCGCGGGCACTTGGCACGTATTCTAAGATAATTCTAACTTCTCTTCGGAGATAGTTATACAAACTTGGGGTGGGTATCTTTCGGGGTACCCACCCTTTTTATATTCGAGATTCTATTTATAATAATATGGCATACAAATATGCAAAAGGCAAAGTTTATCGAGGCGACATCTATGACGAAGATGACACCCAGAGAGATACTTACATAGATTTTGGTGGAGGAGTTTCTGGCAAGGGCAACTATATCGGATTGGTGGCTAGCGGCAGCGCCGTTTTGGTTGTGACTGGTTCCTCCGTCGGCATCGGCACCGCAAGCCCTACACATGAGTTTGAGGTTCATCCGAATGAGGATATAACAGCCATCATTGGGTGCGCCTTTGTTGGCCATTCTTTCAACACCGACGCAGCAACGTTCGGTCACAGGGATCTCCAGGGCTCGCGTTATGCGATATATCAGAACTCTGCTGGTCGGACCATCTTGAATACGGGTGCGAGCCAAGCCATGTATTTCCGAATTAATGAGAGTAACAAAGCGATCCTAGACAGCAGCGGACAATTTGGTATTGGAACAACTAGCGCCCAGTCCCTCCTCCACGTTTCGTCTTCTGGAGATGAAGCGCTTCTGTCGGTCGACGGCGCGACGAACGGAAATGTTCTTTTTGTAACCGGTTCCGGCCGTGTCGGCATCGGCACCGCATCGCCGTCCGAAGCACTAACCGTTATAGGTGATATTTCAGGATCCGGAGATCTTCTTCTAGGCGGCAAGATCGGTCTTGGAAACAAACAGGACAGCACCCCATCAGCTATGTTACATATTTCGTCTAGCTACGCCCAAACCAACCCGCTCGTTCAAATTGAAGCCGGCGACGATGGCTCGGACGGCGCCCAGTTGCTGATTAAGGGCAATATGCGCCCGTACACGCAGGCAGCTGCCACCCTTATTGAGCTTAACTCTAATATTGACTACCGCGCCCGGGGCATACACCTCACCTGCGACGACGGCAACGAGGAGTGGTTTGCTGGTGTTCCATACGCCGGCGCAAGATATCAGATAGGGTTTGATGGCACCAACGGGAAGCCATGGTGGGGAGTGAGTTCATCATTCGCTATACTAGAAAGTGGAAAGGTCGGCATCGGCACATCCGGCAACCCCGCCGCAAAATTTCACGTAATAGATACTGGAGAAGTAATGAGGCTTGGTTATGACTCGACCCATCATACTGCTTTTACTGTGAGTTCGGACGGAACGTTGGAATTGACAACGAATGATTCCAACGCGGACCTCAACCTCTACCCCGCTAGTATATTGAGGCTTGGTACCCAATATACTGATCAGGTACATATCGGACGTACGGACGCCTCCATCGATACTATCATATACGGAGGAACTTCTGGGGCAGAAGTAATGAGGATAGACGGGAGTGCGGATAGTGTCGGCATTGGCACAACTTCACCCAACTCCACCTTTCAAGTTAGTGGCTCCCAGGCCGGAAACTATACCGGAGTCTCCACCGCTGGTAGCAGTTCCCTTACCTTAGACGGAACTCACTATATAGTAGATTATACTGGGGACGGGGATGGCCGCTTCACCTTACCTAATGTTTCTGGAATCACGGGAAGAACATATCATATTATAAGCCACAATCAGCAGGAGGAAGGCACCCTTACCATTACCGGTTCGGGAGGACAATTTCAGGGCCCCAATCTAGACGATGATTCAGATTCGATTGATATAAATGGCTGGACCCCACAGAGCCTAACAGTAGTGAGCACCGGGGGAAACTGGTTTATCCTTACTGATAACAGATCCCAGCATGAAGAATAAAATTTACATAAATCAAAACCTTCTTGTGGCAGAAATCACAACTATTAGTCATTTCCCCATCTTACGAACTATTTATTTTTGATGAATCATCAGATTTGGAGTTAATTCTATGTCTTCACTATTAGAAGAAGCGATTGTAGACGCTAAAGCCCTTAAGGAAGCTGCACTTAAGAATGCGGAAAACGCCGTATTGGAGAAGTATTCGGGGGAAGTTAGGGATGCTATCACCACCTTATTAGAGCAGGATGAATTGGGATTGGAAGAGGCACCTGAAGAGGGCGCTGATACTACTTTTACTGAAGACGTTCCTTTTGGTTTTGCCAACGAGGAGATCGACGGCCCTCGAGACGGCGAATTGATTGAAATTGATTTTGATCAATTGAAAGCTCGCATTGCCGAGGAAGAGGCCGCCGGCGAAGAAGTCGCCCAAGAAGATTTAACCGATGCTCTCGGCATGGCCGATGAGATGATGGAAGAAATTAGCGACGTTGAGTTAAAAGACGATGCTGAAGAAGACTCCGCTAGTCTCGCCGGAGGAGCCGACCGCGAAGAGCTCCAAGAAGATGAAGACATCGCATTAACAGAAGAAATGCTCGCCGACTTGATTGAGGAGCTGGTGGTTGATATGACCCCGCGCCCGCAAGGATGGTCGTCTGTCAACTCAGCCGACAATAGCGTCGAGCAAGCCAACAACGATGCCATGGCAGCTGCATCAGCTGCACACTTAGAAGAAGAAGAGATTGAGGCTAGCACCTCCACTGCTTCTGATGTGGTATCAGACGCGGAACTTTACGAATCTAAAGTTGCCGTCGTTAGAAAATCAAATAGAGAGTTACAAGCTCTCTTATTAGAAGCCAAGCATCAGCTTACGAAGCTGAACTTGGATAACGCCAAGCTTGTTTATCAAAACAAGGCTTTGAATAGCGCCTCCTTGAATGAGCGACAAAAACATAAAATTGTCGAGGCTGTTCAACTTGCCCATTCTGTTGAAGAAGCGAATATGATTTTTGAGACAATTCAAAACGCCGTGGGTGTTTCGAATTCCACAAAGGGATCGAGACCACAAACACTGCGTGAAGCCGTCCAAAGACCTACATCGCTTTTGATCAATTCCAAGAGAAACAACGAGGCAACACGAGACCCTAAAATGGGTCGAATGCTGCGTTTAGCAGGTTTAACAAAGTGACATTCAGTTTAACATTATATAAGGAGGTTTAAAATGTCTATTGTAGAGAAATTAACAGAAGGTATCGTTAATCGCGATCTTTCGAAGGAGGGCGCTGCACTTATTACCAAGTGGGAGCAGACCGGTCTTCTTGAGGGTATCGGAGACGATACCAAACGACAGGGAATGGCCCGCTTGCTTGAGAACCAAGCAAAGGAAATTCTCCGTGAGGGCTCCACTATGGCTAGTGGAGACGTTGAGGGCTTTGCTGCCGTCGCGTTCCCCCTCGTTCGCCGTGTATTCGGCAGTCTGATCGCCAACGATCTCGTTAGCGTTCAGCCGATGAGCTTGCCTTCGGGCCTCATCTTCTTCCTCGACTTCACCTTTGGTGGTGTATACCAGGCCTCTGGCCAGAACCAAGAAACCCGTCTTGGGTTCCAGTTCGGTAAGTCGATTTACGGCGGCGACGTCGTGGGCGCCCAGATCACTGGTGGTGTTGACCTTCTTGGTCTCGCCGGCACTGATGCGGGTGGTCCTTACAACTTGCGCAATGGTTATTCTTCGGCTACAGGCAGCACATCCGGCGCGTGGAACGTTGTTTTCTCCGGTACTCTGGGGAGCAACGGTGGTTGGTCCGGAAACCTTGTAGAGGGATCCCGCGACCAGGTCATGCCTCAGTCCCAGGTGGACAAGATTTTGCGTTTCGACCCTGATCTCGTTTCTGGTTCTGACTTCGTTATCGGCCAGAAGCTTATTCCGGCCGCGTCGCAGTTCAATCTGCGTGACCTCTCGGCTCTTGCTCTGACGGCATCTAACACGGCCAATCTGACTCTGGTCAGCCGGCTTACGGCGATGAGTTCCTCGAACTCGACCGGTGTGAAGGCCGATATTGCTGACGGCTCGGCTAACATCTTTGCGGTGTTCGTTGGTGCCACAGCCGCTGGGACCCCCGTGGCCCTCAGCCATAGTGTCCTTGATGCTCAGGGAACCTTCCCGATTACGGATAACTTCCGTGCGGTGGGTACCGCAATTGGTGCCATCGAAGGTGCGGCGCAGTGGGCTCTTGAAGGCAATGATTCGATCCCCGAGATCGACATCAAGGTCGACAGTGTTGCCGTGACCGCGGTTACCAAGAAGCTCAAGGCCAAGTGGACTCCGGAGTTAGGACAGGATCTTAACGCCTACCACAACCTTGATGCCGAGGTCGAGCTTACTCAGATTCTGTCTGAGCAGATCGCTCTCGAAATCGATCGCGAGATTCTTGAGGATCTCGTCGCCGGCTCTAGCGCTGGTGTTCGTTACTGGTCCCGACACCCGGGTCAGTTCCTCAACCGCGAGACGGGTGCTATTTCCAGCGTGACGCAGGACTTCACCGGTAACGTGAGTGAGTGGTATGAGACCCTCATTGAGACTATCAATGATGTGTCAGCACAGATCCATCGCAAAACTCTGCGTGGGGCTGCTAACTTCGTCGTTTGTTCGCCTGAAGTTGCCAACCTGCTTGAGTTCACTGCTGGTTTCCGTGCCAATGTGACTGCTGATAGCGACCGCGGCGACGCGGGTGCTGTTAAGGTCGGTTCGCTTTCGAAGAAGTTCGACGTTCTCGTCGATCCTTACTTCCCGCGTAATCTGCTCCTTGTGGGCCGTCGTGGAAGTAGCTTCCTTGAGAGTGGCTATGTGTATGCACCTTATGTGCCGCTGCAGACCACTCCGACGATCTTCGGTGTTGAAGACTTCGTGCCTCGCAAGGGCGTGATGACTCGATATGCCAAGAAGATGGTTCGTCCTGATATGTATGGGCTTGTTATTGTCCGCGGTCTGGAAAACTAGACTAGCATACTCGACGTAAGGTCAAAATAGTTAAAGCCCCGTCTCTTTGAGGCGGGGCTTTCTATTTAGTAATAGCTTCATAGAGGAACGTATATGGCTCTCCCAAAATTAAATCCGGCCTCGACCACAAACATCAATGTACTGCCCGCTACGGGGAGCACTACAAATGTATCCGCTACACTGCCTTTCGGGATTTATTCATCGGCGGCATTTCTATCTGGCGCCGCCGATCAAGTGTCCTACACATATAAGAAGCTGGGTGGGGATGTATTAGATATTGAATTAGCCGAGGGGAATGTATATTCGGCCTATGAAGAGGCTGTCCTTGAATATTCCTATATTATCAACCTGCACCAGTCGAAAAACAGTCTTTCGGACTTCCTTGGTGCGGCCACAGCCTCATTCGACCAAGATGGCCAAATTATAGCCGGTCACGCCCTCTCTGGATCCGATATAGAACTACGCTACCCGCGCTTTGATTATGGATATATTCGGCGCGTTTCTCAAGCCATCTCGCACGATGCCGGCATGTCCGGTAAACTACCCATATACTCGGGGTCTCTCAATATGCAGCCCGGTAAACAGGATTACGACCTTCAGGCGATCTTATCGGCCTCTTCTCTTACCGAGAACAGCGCGCTTTTCTTTGGCCGTGTTCAAGACAAGCGCGTGATAGTACGAAAGGTGTTTTTTAAAACTCCGCGGGCTATGTGGCGCTTTTACGGCTACTACGGGGGTTTTTCCGTGGTTGGTAACTTACGCACCTATGGTCAATACGCCGACGATTCTACTTTTGAAATTGTTCCCGCATGGCAGAATAAACTCCAGGCCATGGCCTATGAAGACGCCTTGTGGACCCGCATTTCCCACTATTCCTATGAGATATTAGACAACAGACTACGTCTATTCCCTCGTCCTGACAGCACGAGCCCTCAAAAGTTTTGGGTACAGTTCAGTATTGAGCATGATTATGAGCCGTGGGAGGAAAATCCTCGAGGGAAAGACGGAATTAGGGGAGTCAACAACTTAAACACACTGCCCTTTAATAATCTTCCCTACAATAAGATTAATTCTATTGGAAAGCAGTGGATTCGACGCTTCGCTTTAGCATTAACCAAAGAAATGCTAGGTCAAATCCGCGGTAAATTTGCCGTTGTCCCCATCCCGGGAGAGTCGGTCACCCTAAATCATGCCGCGTTGCTGGGAGAAGCAAAATCTGAGCAGGATTCACTGCGGCTGGAGCTCAAGGAAATCTTAAATGAACTCACATACGACAAGCTCGCTGCTACCGACGCTGGACTCCAGGATTCGGCCAAGAAAGTGCTGGAGAATGTTCCCGCCGGCATCTACGTAGGGTAGGTGACCACTAATGCCCACAACTAAGCGACGTCAAAAGCGAAGTAAACGTACTCAAGAACAAATTCAGGACACTGAAGCCACAAAATATAATTATGTGGGTAATAAAGGTGTCGAAAAGAAATTGCATGAGATTGAATTCATGCCTTCGACACTGGAAACCATCGATGGCGCAATGCTGCGCTTCATTGACGAAGAGTTAAATCTCTCAGTGACGAGCAATGCTGGCTTTAAGAAGGTTCCGGTACTCTGGGTAACGGCCGAGAGGGCATACCAGCTAAAACATAATAAAGATCTCAGAGACTCAGAAGAAACGCTCATTCTGCCGCTCTTAACGGTGAATCGATCGAATGTAACCAAGGACCAGGACTTCCGTGGCAGTGTATATGCCAACCTATATCCGGCCCCAGGACCGGCCGGCGGCACTATTACAGTTGCCCGACAGATTAGCCCGAAGAAGACAGCAGAGTTTCAAAATGCATTTTCGCGACGCCGCTATGGGGTTAATAAGAAGGTAGCGGGCAAGATGCTAAACACCAATAAACGCAATATGTCCACTCAACGTGCTGTTTACGAGACAATTACCATGCCTCTGCCTGTCTGGGTCAAGGTGGCATATGAAATTACAGCACGTACCGAATACCAGCAGCAGTTGAATGAGCTTGTCACGCCCTTCTTTACCGTTCCGGGCAACTCCCGGACCCCCAAACGTATCCACAATGAAGGTCATTTTTATGAGGTTTTTATTCAAGGATCCTTCTCGGATGGGTCTAATAAAGCCGATATCGGAATGGCTCAACGCAACTATGAAACCAGTATTAATATCGAGGTTTTAGGGTATCTGATGGGAGAGGACGCAAATGCGGAGAAACCCAAAATCGTGCGCCGTCAAAATGCAGTGGAATTTAGGTTTGCTCGGGAAAGAACAATCTTCGGCGATATACCCAGCAACATTAAAGATGGATTTTATAGAGAATAATACCATTGCTACTATTTAACACTATTTACTTTTGAACATTTTCAGTGTATAGGAGAACCTAACGAATGTCGATTAAAAATTATAGATTTGTTTCCCCGGGAGTTTTTGTTAACGAGATTGACAATTCTCAAATCCCTGCTTCTCCCGCAGGCATCGGCCCGGTTATTATTGGCAGAGCCGCAAAAGGTCCTGCATTACGTCCCACTCGCGTCGACTCGTTTGAAGAGTTCGTGAGCGTCTTCGGGGCCCCGGCCCCCGGCGGAGCCGGCGGCGACATCTGGCGCACCGGCAACGACACCACTGCGACCACCTATGGCGCCTATGCGGCCCAAGCGTATCTTCGCAATAGTTCTCCCATAACTTACATTCGCCTTTTGGGTGAGCAAGCTAGCGGCTATACCGTTGGCTCCGGTGAAGCCGGCTGGGACCAGACTAATGCGTGGGGCCTCGTGGTTTTCGAACCCATTACTTCATCCAATGGCGCTACCTTCGCAGGGGATAAGTTCGAAGGATCTCTGGGAGCTATTTTTTACGCCCCCGCCAGTGTTAACTTGGTGCTCACGGGAGCGGTGGCTCTTTCACAGTCTGCTGCTGGTCTGCCCGGCATCTCAACTCTCAGTCAGCAAGGCCCCGGTTTCATCATCGGTGACGACGGCACTCGTAAGCAGTTCAAGATGGTGATGACTGGTTCAGGCCCCGGTAGTGGCGGCTCGAAGACTGTTACCTTTAACTTTGATCGAACGAGCTCACGATACATTCGTAAAGTGTTTAACACCAATCCTCAGTTGACCAATACAAGTATTACTGATGCTACTACACGTCGTAATTACTGGCTCGGCGAGAGTTTTGATCGCCATGTTAATGCTAATGTAACGGATACGACCCAAACGTACGCCGCCATCGTACGTCTTAACAATACTGTATCCCCTACAAACGGTAGCGCCGGCGCACATCAGACCGGCCTCCAGTCGGCGCAGTCACCCCAGGTGATTGCTTGCCGCACAAGCACGAGCCCTTCGTCGCGACCCTTATTTACTATTCATGCCCTCAACGAGGCTGGCGACTGGACCAATCGGAACCTTAAGGTTTCTATTCAGGATATCAAGAGATCTCCTGATAATGATAGTGACTACGGTACTTTTTCGGTTGTCATCCGTCACCTGAGTGATTCAGATAATGTCGTCCGCGTGGTGGAGCAGTTCAATAATTGTGATCTCAATCCCGATTCGCTTAGTTATGTCGGTCGTAAGATTGGCACGCAATACACCCAGTGGGATAGCACCGAGCGCCGCTACGTTCAATACGGCGACTGGCCCAACGTTTCTCAATACATTCGATTGGCGCTCAACTCCGATGTTGACGCTGGTCTTACGTCTGCCGACCTTCTTCCCTTTGGTTTCAACGGGATTGTTAAGTACAAAGATCAGGTGATTGGTACCGCCGGCGCCGCAACCGGTGGACAGATCACACAGCAAACGACAGCTGGTGTGTGGCTTACTGGTTCTGTGTCGGACAGAGTTACGATCGCTCAGCCCAGAACTGACTGGTGCGGCCACCTTTTCAAGATTCGCGGCGCAACCTTGACAGCCTCCGTCTTGATGCCGGTACCGGAGCTGCGAGTATCTTCTTCGGCTGGTAATTTACCAGTGAATACGGATGCTTATTTTGGGTATCAGACCACTACAGCTGCTGGAGGCTCAGTCTTCGATCGCTCTAATATCGACCTCCTTCGCGTACGCGGAGGTATTGTGGGAAGCATGTTCTCCACGGATGCCTCTACCGAACGTTCTATGACCTTCACTCTCGACGATATATCGGGATCGCAGGGTAGCTGGATCAGTGGGTCGTTTACTAAGTTAACCCGACCGACCGCTGGTGGCGGTCAGTCGCTCACACGCGTCGACGGTCTAGTAGCCGGCGTCCTTGACGCAGGCTTCGACCGCTTCACGGTCCCCATGTACGGTGGATTCGATGGCACAGACATCACTGAGATGGATGCTTTCGCCAACCGCAACCTGACAGGAACTCCGACCGATAAGACCAATTATGTGTTTAACTCCATTCGACAGGCTATTGATTCGGTTGCAGATCCCGAAATGGTGGAAATGAACATGGCATCTATTCCCGGGCTTACGCAAGAGGGCCTCACCACCAATCTCGTACGCCTTTGTGAATCTCGTGCGGACGCCTTGGCCGTTATCGACCTCCCGGACGCATTCCAGCCCCGCGAGGAAGGCACTGCCATCAACCGGCTTAACACTCAGAGCACAATCAATACCATCGTCAATGGGCTGCGTACGCGTAACCTCAATTCGTCGTATGGTTGTGCCTATTATCCCTGGCTTAGAGCCCGTGACACCATCAATGGCGCCTTTATTTGGGTACCCCCCTCTGTGGCTGCTATTGGTACCTTCTCGAGCTCACAGCGCAAGACACAGGTCTGGTTCGCACCAGCCGGTTTCAACCGCGGTGGGCTTACTGAGGGCTCTGCGGGTCTCCCGGTGGTGGACGTTGCCCATCAGCTTCGCCGCAAGGACCGTGATGACCTGTACGCCTCGAATGTTAACCCCATTGCTAAGTTCCCCAACGAAGGCATTGTAATCTTCGGTCAGAAGACCCTCCAGGTTACTCCTTCCGCGTTGGACCGCATCAATGTACGTCGCCTGATGATCTTCGTTAAGAAGCGCATCTCGCAGATCGCGTCGCGGCTCCTCTTCGATCCCAATGTGCAGCAGACATGGTTGCGTTTTAAGGGTCAAGTGGATCCCTTCTTGGCTAACGTGAAGACAAACTTTGGTTTGTCGG